TCTAATGATCCACCAATTGCAACTCTAGTATTAAAAGTTCCAACTCCAGTAACAACCAATCCACCAATAGTAGAATATGTAAATAATTGATTTTGAAGAGTTGTTTTTGCAGTCACATCTACAGTTTGAATACCAGAAAGACTTACAAGTCCTCCTAAAGTTTCAAATACTGTTGTAGTTCCAACCCTATAATATGAAGCTGTTGCAATTCCAAGTTGTGAATATGTTGATTGAAATTCATTAACTGTAGCAATACCAGTAACTACAGCATTTGTAACTCCAATTCCACCTTTAACATTAAAATCGTGTGAAAGAACAGTAGTTCCCACGCCAACTTTATTATTGTCAGTATTTACAATTAATAAATTTCCCTTAACTTCAAGACCATTCTTGATAATGAAATTCTTAGTAATTCCAGCCATTGAGGTTCACTCTCCCCTCGGTTTAGTTTTTACTATTTATCAAACAGTTCTCATGATTAATGCCAGTGCATAATATGGTGGTCTGTTTTCATGCGATTGACCACCACCAGTGTTACCTACAGTTATGGTGTGGTCGTGTGCTCCAGCATTATTAATCGTTGTTGATACTGATGTTGCAACAGTAATTCCAGTTACTGCGTCTGTAGTATACCACATTTGTGCACCGCTGCTGCTGGTGGTTGAGGTGGCATCATAAGTAAAATTACCCGCAGATCTAGTTGTCCATCCAGCATATCCATTTGCTTGATTCAATTGGTCATCACCTGGATAAATATGATAATGACTGGGATCACTAACAGCCGATGATGCACTAGAACTTGCTGTGTGAAGGTGAGTTCCAGCAGATACACTAGATCCACTATGACTGTGAGATGGTATTTGATCTACAGTTAATGTTACACCATCAGAACCACCGCTGTTTCCTGGTGAATATGCAGAACCTGCACCAACAATAAATCTATTTCTTAAATCTGGAGTTCCACTGGTTCCATCACAAAGAGCCCATCCCGTTGGAACACTTGCAACTGAACCAGACCACATGATGATGCCACCAACAGGAATTGTACCCGCGCCGATAAATGAAGATCCTGTAGAGACAGTTGCATTTCCATTCACAGTTAAAGTGCCATCAACACGAGAATTGCCAACTACGTGATGCTTACTTTGCGGTGTTGCAGTACCCATACCAACACAATCATTATCAGCAATAACTAAAGTATTTCCTTGGCCAGCGTGAGCAAATGATAAGTAAGATCCACTGCTTGCGGATGATCCCTGATAATTATAAGTTAACAAAACTGATTGGAAATTATCCGTTCCAAATGTTTTACCAATTGCAATTCCTGCAGAACTTGATACTGCAAGATTTGGTGCAAGGAATCTTGCAAGACCACCATCCACACTTGTAGAAACTCCAGTGACAACATTGAGCCTTACTGGTGTAAGAGTTGTTCCGATGCCAACATTTCCATTTCTATAAATTCCAGTACCAAGACCGGCAGATACGCCAGTCCATTGAGATCCTGTAGGAAGATTGGTTATGTATTGCCCATCACCATAATAAGTTACAATACCACTTGTTGCTGTGATAATTCCAGAAGAAATTGAAGTAATTCCTACATTAATAATATTAGCATTGCCATTTAGTGTAATAGATGCAGAACCAATAGTGACAATTCCACTAATTCTTGCATTTCCAATAACGTCTAATGCAGATCTTGATGCTGTTGTCCCCACACCAATTGCACTAGAAATATAAGCATTTCCAGTGATTTGTAGTTTTTGACTATCAAATCCAGTTGAAGTTGCAGCACCAATAATCAGTGTTGTATTATCTTTGAATAAAAATTCAGGAGTGCCTGTATTTGTATTTGTTGGACTCTTATAAAGAATTTGATTTGCAGAACCAAATACAAGACCATTTGGAAGAGTACCAATGAATCCAAAGGGCTCCCATTGATTATCTACAGTATAAATCCATCCAAGGTACTCATTATGTGCTGGTTTTGCTTTATAAACAACATCACCCGAAGTTCCAGCAACTGCAGGAGTTGTTCCAATTCCAACTGTAAACTTACGGGAAACATCAGCATCACCAGTAATAAACAATGATTTTACCTCAATATCATCATTTGATGTAAGTTTGGTGTTTAAAACAATTGGACTATCGAAAGTTTGAATCTTTTTATTTGGTGATATATCTTGTTGCTCACCAGTTATAGTTTCAACGGGAATATCATAATCTTTTGCATTATGAAATTCTCCCCTATCATCCAGTCCACTGTATAGTACAGCACCACCATCAAGTTTTGTTGAACGACTCAACTCAAGTTCTTTATTTGTTAAAACTCTATCTTGTCTATCTGGGAATGCAGTTGAATAGTTACCAGGACCAAATCCAAGATATTCAAATGTATGAGCAGAAGCACGAATGATTGAATTTCTACGAAGTTCTACAGGAGTAATTCTGATTTTTTTCAGTGCTGTTCCTACAGTATGATCTTGTCTTGGAGTTCCAAATAATGCACGATAAACTAACAGAGCACTTCCAAGAACTGTTTCCTTAATTCTAAATATTTCATCAGTAACTTGGAAGTAATCACCAATTTTAAATCCAAGAATATCTGCATTGCTAATGACAACTGGAGTTGAATCAGAATCAGATGCTAAAATTTGAGATCCAAGAGTTGTAGTAATGCCTGCATACTGAGTCAGTAGGCGACCAGTGGAAGATTCATTTTCTTTTGGATTGATAATATGAACAAAGTTTTCTCCAAATATTTCACCACCATAAGAAGTCAATGATGGTAGATAAACTACAATATTTCCACCAGTTGAAGGTGAAGATGATGTAATGCCTACATTGATTGAAACTGAAGTATTTGATTTAATTTCAGTAACAATAAAGTCGTTGTTAAAGAGTACTTGATCTGCACCACTGATTCTAACTTTTCCGTTTTTTCTAAGTCCATGAGCACTTGTAAAGGTAAGTGTTCCGATTCCAGACTGTGCATAATATGTAAAGGTTGAAATGCCAAGTGTTTTACCAGTCAGAACTGCTTGAGCATTTGCAGCCTGAACGGAAAGATCTGAACCGATTCCAATGACTTCTCTTGAGGATTGAACATCAATTTGATTATATGTACTAATTCCAGTGATCTTATACAGAGTATTGTATCCAGAATATCCTTCTGAAGTTACTCCAGAAACACGAATACTTTCGCCAACGTGATCATAAATCTTTGTTACTGTAACTGATGCTTGAGTGAATGGTGAATAAGTTCCAATACCACTAAGAACATTAACAACATCACCAACTTTATATGAACCACCACCGTCCATAATACGAACATTGGTGATAGTACCAGCAACACTTACAGTTACGCGAGCATTTGCAGATCTACCAGTTGTCGATAAACCAAGTGGTACAGCATAGAATGTACCACTAGTATAACCAGCACCAGCATTTGTAATACTTACAGAAGTAATGCCAGATAATCCATGTCCGTATGGTGCGTAAATGGTATGTGCAGTTCCAGATGCAGATCTGATGTTATTAATTGCAATTACACCACCGAAATCATACTGACGTTTTTCTTCGGTTTGTTTGGTGATGCTATTTTGCGAATCATCAATATCAACTTGGCCAATTACGAAAGAATTGGCAAAAGTATTTGCTGAATTTGGATCAGATACTGCACTATCTCGATTTATTTGTGGATATAATTTATCAACTGGTTGACCGAATTTTAAATTTGTAAATGGATCTACTGATGGTACATTTCCATAGTTAATCAACGTCAGATAGTAAACACCATCTTGAATGTTTTGAACATATTTTTGAATTTCTTCAGATTTATAAATTTGATATGAAGTTGCTAATTGCTTCTTTTTAAAGTGTGGAAGACTTGAAGTTCTATTTGTTGTTACCCCAGTAAATGTTCCAGGATTGTTTGTTGTTGAATATGTAAATTGTCTTACACTAGTGATACCTGTAACAGTGAAAGTTCCGTTAAATGCAGTACTTGCAATACCTGTAGTGTTTGCAGTTGATACAACATTTAAAACTTCTACTTGTGCTCCAATTCTCAAATCGTGAGGAAGTTCGGTATTAATACTAACAACACCACCAGTCCAGTTTGCATCCGAGATAAATCTAAAGTTTTTCAGTTCAGTTGAATTTGATAATGTTGCTGCCGTTGGTGAGAAATACTTTTGGATTTCTGTTGTTCCAGCACCAATAACATTATTAGATTCTTGCAGAATATATCCTTCGATTGGATCAGATCCAAGATTGACCGCATCATTTGGAATTACATAACGAACCTTGTATATTGTGTCAGAAGAATCTCTTGTATCTAGAGTTCTCTTAAAATATGTTCTTGCAGTTGAATTATATAAAACAGAAGATGCTAATGTTGGATAGATGCTATTCTCAGACGCAGCAATTGCAACTTTAATAAACCACTGGGAATTGCTTGTATCAAATCCAATTGGGTGCCCAATATATCCAGAAACTTTATCAGAAACCCTACTTACAATCTTTAATGTTCCACCTCTGGAGTTGATAGTAATTGGATTATTATTAGTTGCATCATTCAGTGTTTTTGCAACTTTGATTTGATTGCTACCAATACCAACCGATGCTGTATCTGTAATTGTATAGTATATATTATCTGGATCTAAACCATCTGGAAGTTGACCAGTTTCACTAATGACACGAATAGTTTCACCATTAATCAACTCATGTTTTGATGTTAGTGTAATTAGACTAGATGTAATACTATTAATACCTGCAGCTCTGCCAACATAATATTTCTTCTCGGCAGATAATTGCGTATTCGGCATGACAACTCGTGCCGAATAGGTTGTCGTAACTCCAGATTGGGCAATATCTAAGTATAAAATATCGTTACTTTGTGCGCCAATTCTAAATCCTTCAACAACTTCTGGGGGAGCAGATTCTTGAGAATTATATCCGTAAAGATATAATTTTGTAGTATCTCCAACGGAAACAGTTTTTGAATAATCAATTGGTAAGAAGTTTACTGGAATTTTATTGACATCTCTTTCTTTTGGAGTAACAATGTGAGTGATATATCCAAGACCATCTTTAGTAAAAGCATCATGCCTAAATCCCATAGCTTGGAATGCTTTTGCACCAAAGTTTGAGTTGGAGTTGTTGATGGAAAAATCACCACCACTTTCTACTTGGAAGTGATTTGAATACCCAATTGCAAAAACAGAAACAATTTGAATATATGATTCATTAATTGCGCGAACATGATAACTCTCATAAGATGGTTTATATCTCGCTAATGAATCAGTATGAAGGTTAGATACTGAGGTAAAATCTTGATATGAACCCGAATTGGTATCATATTTTACAAATGCTTTATCATCTTTCTGCAAACCAATACCAGTATATTGGGCAACAACCATGGATTTAAATCCATCTGCCTTACTACCATCAGCCAACATTCCACACATTCCAAATACAGAACGCATTGAAATATTAAAGATGTATGGAGATGCAGATGTTACTGTATCAACAGCGAGACTTACATTTGACCCACTAACAGATGGTAAAAGATTTGTTGGAATGTTTTGAACTTTATATGTAAATTGTGATGAACTTGTAACAGAGGAAACAACAAATTGTCCATTATATCCAAGAGCGTTAACTCCACTAATTTGAATTGGCGAATCTACAGAAAGTTGTGGGAAACTGTCAGTTGTTGTAACAGTGATTGTAGTGTTTCCAGAACTACCATCACCAGATTTGATGCTACTAATTCCTACCGCAGCACCACGAGATCCTACAATACGATATTCATCAATAACTGGTTGAATATCTTCATCACTTGGGTAATCTGGGGTGATTGGTCTACCACTACTATTTCCATATGCAATACCAATTTTTTCATAGTAAATATCAAGATCTGTTCTTGCAGTTTCAAATGTTTGGAAATCATCTGAAATTTTAACATCATTTACGCCATCGGCATATTCAAATCCGGTAAGTTTGTGATGAGAAAAATTAGGAACAAATAAGTTAGTTGTATAGTCCTTATAGCATACACTATTTGGATCAGAATCCAAAATAGTAAACTGCCAAAAATAACATGCTCCAGTAATTCTAAAAATTGCAGATCTTTCAATCTGATCATTTTCTGGGTTGGGTACATAAAGTGGACGAATTTTTGTCTTACGAAGATCCATACCAACGATGGAAGTTCCTCTTGGAACAATCACACCACCACGAACACTGTTTAATTTATAAAGTGAATTATCTGCACTTAACAAATTAAAATCTGTAGTAGTAGAAAATTCTCCAAATTCGGATGAAGTTGATCCGCTTCTTAATCTATAATTTGATGCGCCATCAGGAATCCAACCTGGACGATTATCTATAATGTGCTCTCCTGGATATAAGACAATTGTTGTCTTATTAAATCTATCGTTATCAAGACCTCTTTGATATGAAAATCTAGACGCTTCGATTAAAGCTCTTTGGATTGTTTTAAATGGACGACCCAATGAATTGCCTTGGTTTTCAATTGCGTCTGTGGAATCAATTGCGTTGGGATCAACGTAAATAATCGTTCCACGAGTTGATTTCAGAAAATTATCTAATCTGGAGAGACCCATCTTATTAGTTCTATAGTTTCCGTTATGGATTATTTATCATATAAAAAAGGGAGACTGCCTAAGCACTCCCCCTTTGCACTTCCTTCACACATTTATATATTACCATACTTTTGTTCTTTCCACAAGGGTTTTAATTCCTTTTCAAAAACCATAAGATACCGATGTTTACGAGAGCGATCCCTCCACTCACCATCAGTACCTCGAATACTACCTCTAGAATGTTTGGTTCCATCTGCATAGTAAAAATCTTTCTTTGGTGCGGTTAACCCGTAATACTTAAAATTACAAGCTCTGTATATAACTCCAGTGTGGTGATTAGAGTCAGCATAACTAAGAATAGCACGAACTGTGGCATCTTTTCTAAACCTCTTAATACAACGACTTACAAACCAGGATGTAATATTATATTCTTCTTTTTGAAGGTCTGGATGTATACAAAGTCTGGATAATTCGTATATTCCCTGTTGTTGATTTCTTTCTAAACCGAATGCTCCTACGGCAATTTCTGGAACTGGGAGACCAGTAAAAACGCAAGTACCAAGGCAGCTGCCAATATTAAGAGGGCATTCGAATGTGGATCTAAAAAGTCCATAGTTGAAACCAGATTTAAAATCTTTGGATTCGTCTTTAAGATAATGATGTGTGTAAAGAAGATCTTTGATTTTTTCCTTACTCACCTTATCTATAAAGTAGTCACTTTTACTCATGGAATTTGTCTGGTTTCCAACATAAAAAAATAAAGCCCCATAACAGAATTGAACTGTTCTCTGCAGTTTACAAAACTGCTGCATCACCACAATGCTTATAGGGCAATTAATCCACTGGCAGTGCCTCTGGATTTTCCAGATCAACTTCAAAAAGCATTGGATGTACTTGTTCGTCTATAAGATAGAAAGAAGTTTTATAAAGATCTTCTATTTCCCAATGACGTTGTTCATCTGCTTTTTTGATGATTTCAGGATCTTTCATCACAAAGTCAGGAAGTTCATCAAAAGTAAATGGGGTATGATTGATAAAGTACATCAAAACAATCTGACTTCTTTTATTGTACCAGCAATATGCTTTTTCAATCTTATATCCCATTATAAATTTCCCTTTTGGATATTTAGAAGGAATACCCGTGGACAGATTCGAACTGTCGCTTGCAAAATTTTAAGTTTTGTGCCTCTTCCGCTGGGCTACACGGGCATAAAAACTCAAAAAATATTGAGTTAATTGCCTACCACATAAGTAGGTGGATGAAAATTGCAGTATTCGTTAAAGGTAATCTTCATCTCCTTACAAGTTAGATTAGCGTGATCTGCTGCCTTTGGTAAGTTCCATTTAGACAAAAACAACATTTCCATTGCTTCTCTTGTTTGCTTTCTCATAGAGGACTTGCATAAGAAAGAACATCTTCACCAACAGTATGACGAACAAAGTTTAGTACATTCATAAACTCATCAACAGTGTCACATGTAACTTTTTTTTCAGAACCTTCAGTGGAGTACAGATAAACTGTACGCTTTACAGGATCCACAACACAGCGCGACAGAAACTCGTCTTTCATTTGGGGTTGGTTGGTTACTTGGCCATTATACGATTGCTTGTGAGACTTGTCAAGAGTATGATGCAATGATATTAACAGCAGAAGTGTTTGACGTGATACCAACACTCAGATTGTTACGGACCTTGTTTAGTGACCACCATTCTAATTGTGTGGAATGTTTGTACTGTTTTATTACATTTGCATTAGTAACATGTGTTGCTATTCCAGAAACCTTACTATCATATTCTACCCTTATCGAAGAAATGCTGTTTGCAATTCCAGTATAACTTGCACATCCACTACTTTCATATGCAAAAACAGTTGCTATAGATGAACCAGCACCTCTTGTGTAGATTGTAAATTTTCCAATTCCTGTATTTCCAGATGTGATAGTAACATATCCTTCTCCCTCAAAAGGATTGTTTCCAGACACATCTAAAGTTTCTAATTTTGGATATTGATATGCTTGTAAAGTGTCATACTTAATAGATCCGTAAGCAACATTCGTTGTTGTTCCTACACCCACAATACCCAAGTTTTGTCCATAAGTAATACCAATTCCACTAACCATATCTCCATAAAGTGTAGTGAGAAGAGATGTATTTCCACTGTAACACTCTGATGATAATCCAATATTTGCTCCTAAAGTTGCAATTTGTTCTTGTTTATTAATAATAATGTTGAATATATTCAAAGCAGCATCATCAATTGCTGTGCAAGTAACTTTCCATTTTGCAGTAGTATCGCTTGCGATACCGATTTGTTCTGGAATAGGTCCTATGACGGCAAGAGTGCTTGTTTGATTGGAATGTGTAAGAATTCCGGTGACGCTTAAATCGGTATTTACAAATGCCATTATTCTTTCTCCTTTTCAGTGGAAGTTCTCCATTGAGTTTCTCTTCGATCATAATCCCAACCACCAATAAGAAAATTTTCATTTCCGCCAGGATAATCATCTGGAGTTTCTCCATCATAAACAACGATAAGTTTTTCATCATGATTCATTGGATTCATCCATCGCGCTGCCCAAACTTCATAGTAACAATTGATATTTGCTCCATTGCCCGATTTAATTTTAATTTTTTTCCCCCATTCAATACCTTCGACGATTAAATCTTGAGAATAACCGATTTGAGTTAATGTTACTGTAATTGATTCTGGATCAATTAATCCATTCCAATATTCTGGAAGTTCAATTACATTTGAATCTTTAAGTTTTCCTCGAATATAAATTCCTGCCTCTGGACCTTCAGCGATAACATGTCGTATTCGTTTTCCTTTTTGTGTTATATGAGGAATATCAAACGGAAGAACTTTATTACCACTTGCAAGTCCTGTTAAGTTACCTACAAAAGTTGGAGCTGTAACTGTTCCAGTCACATTCAATAAACCATTAACTTGTTCTAGTCCATTTACAGTAGTTGTTCCATTAATGATGACATTGCCACTAAAAATAGTGTTAGCAGCTCTCACAAAATTAAGTGGAATAAGCCCTGTGCTATGGGCAGTAATTAAAATTTCAGTTGCAACTCCTGGACAATACATTCCAACATAATCAAACTCATTGTGAAAAAGAACAACTGCCAAATCCGTAAGTCCAAAAGATGAATCAACTGGAAGATCTGTAGGCCAAAAAAGTTCTTGAGACGCAATTTCATAATTGTATTCTCCCGTTAAACTCAATGGACCAGTGAAAGTCCCATAATCTCGAAATCTAAATTGGGGCATTAGATATCAATCTCCGTTACTAATTTTTCAACATCAATTCTTTCTCCAAAAACATGATAAAAACAATCAATCGGAATACTGCTATTTGACTGTAAATGAATTTCACAATTGTTGAATCGTTTTACAATAATATTTTGATGTGATCCAACTGGAGTCAATGAAATTGTAATGGTATTTGAATCGACCAATTTTGACCAATATTCTGGTAAAACAATTTTATTTCCTTGAATTCTTCCCCGCACATACACAGAATTTTCTGCGCCTTCAAGACACGCATGAATTAGTTTTTTATTTTCTTTTGTTGGATGGTCAATTATAAAGTTTTTGGTTTTAGCCATTAAAACTTCAGTGTAGATAATCTTTGACTTGATTAACTTTACTGTTAAAAGTGTATCTACCTTCAGGAAACTTTTGATTCTTGCGAATGTTTGAACAAATAATGAATAGAAAGGAATGGGTTTCATATCACTATTCGTTGTTACACCCAACATTAAAGTTCCCAAATCCGTTGGTATGGGTGAGTTGTAAACTGAAGGGTTGCCAACAATCTGTGGACCTTCAATATAAGAAGATCCACGAACTTCTGTTGGCCCTCTTCCTAAGATTTCTGGTTTTCCTTCGCCTACAAAAAGTCTTTTTCCTATAGCGACATCATCAAATTGCATTATTAACCTCCAAAGGTATTATTTTCAGTTTCTGCAGTTCCACCATATTTAGATTTTTTAATCTTGGATGCTCCTGTGGCACAAGCAGAAAGTCCACCATAAATGTCTAGAATTGCAGTACCAACAATCTTACAAGTATTAGATGAGAAGAACTTTGCAACCGAAGATGCATTGACTTCTACATTTTTTGAAATGATCTCAACTTTCTCATTTGACTTGAGTGTGATGACACCATTTTTATTATCAGATCCACTGGCCAAAAACTCTATATTTTCTGCTTGAAACTTAATTCTACCACGAGTTGCACTAAAAATGATGTCACCATTAACACATTCAACATAGAATGCTGGGTTTCCATTTTCAGGATCGCTGGTTACATCATCTCCACATTTGATTTGATATGTTCCTGGGCAACGATTAATTGTTCCACCCTTTCTCCCTTCTCCTCCAGTGGCATCCATTGACATATAATGTCTTGGATCAGCCCCACTTCGAACGGAGAAAGATGATATTTCATTATCATTATGAATATGACCAAATTTGATTTCAGCATCTTTATTGCCGTATCTTATCGTATGATAATTTTTAGACTTTGACATTAAACTTTACCAACACAATCTATGACGTTAATGATTTTTTCTCCAACTGGCGAATTTGAAGAACCTGTGGTTTTTCCACCACCAGAAGTTGAAATAAGTTCCTCTTCAGGAACATCTCCAATTCTATTTACACAGAATACTGGAACTATCTGAGCATTATAACCTGTTTGAGATTCAATGTAAATATTTGGTCTTTCGGTGAATCCCATTCCAGAAGATATAATCTTCACATCCTCTAAGGATCCAAAAGGACCAAACAGTGGTTGTAAGATAGCTCCATTACTTGGCGAAACGATAATTGTATCAGAATCACTATAACCAATGCCAGAATTAACAATTTTAGCAGAACACATGTATAAAACAACTGGATATTGTGCAGTTGTAGAACTTGGTTGATTTACTAAAGAATTATTTGGTTGATTTACTAGAGAATTATTACCAACCTGTTTACTTAATGGTGGACATTCTGGTGCGGTGATTGATTGCTCTTGAGTTGCAACATATAAAGGTTCACCTGCTAATGTAACAGTATCGCCTACATTAATTTGCATAATTTCTCCGGGATCATATGGTGTATCATAAGTTCCATTAGATCTTAAAATATATGACTGACATCTTGTAGCCCATACTCTTCCGTCACCACCAAGATCTCCATTTGGCGAGGACAAATATCCCGTCCCAGTTTGCTCAATTACAACTTGAATTACACCATTTGTTGTTCCATTTGGGTCTGATACATATATCTCATCCGACTGTTGTGAGACTGAGCTCCCCGACTGTTTTGAGACTGGGCCAATTGATACTCTTCCAACAGCAGCACTTCCCTTTCCGCAAGCATCTTCGAAACGAATAAACGGTGGTTTTGTATAACCAAATCCTGAAGAAATGATATCAATACCTAAAATATCTCCAGTAGCACTAATAATTGCATTAGCTGATGCCCCTGCACCACCACCGCCGTAGAATACAACTGATGGGGGACCACAAAGAATTGGACCTAAATTGCAACTATCTTGGAAAATATCAGAAAAATCTAAATCAAAATTGAAATTATTTGGATTAACTAATTGTTGACCAGTAGTAGCAAACTCTTTTACTTTATTAAAAAGATCGGTGAAGTTAAGACTTTTACTTAATCCTGTGCCGCCCCAAATACTCCATTCCTTTAATTGACTACATGATGGTTTTTCTTCACAAGTAAAAAATCCAAGAAGTTGTTTAACAAAATCAAGAACACCTGCCGCAATATCAAATGCACCTCCAACCAAAGCTTCGATTGGTCGCAGTATATCACTCAATGCGGAACCAATTAAACCAACAAGTTTACCAAGCAATCCTCCAACAAAATTATTAATCAAACACTCGGCAGTATTAATAACTCGATCTACCATCGATAGAAGTGCTTTTCCAACCATTTTCAATAGATTGGAAATAATTTTATTAAACAGACAAGAAATTAGATTACTTGCTGTTTCTATCTTTTCTTTTAATCCTGGTCTTTCATTTGGGAATAAGAAAAAATACGTATCTTTCATTGTATTATTTATTTTTTCTGTTGTATATTTTCTTATACCATCAATAATATTTTTAAAGAATTTACTTACATCTTTAGAAACATTGGCAATCTTCATCTGAATATAATCAGATACGGACATTTGTTGTCCATTATAATTGATTGGTTTTAATACTGTATTCTTCCAATCTTTAACCTGTTTCTTAGCATTTTCAATATCTTTAATTAAATTTTTGATCTGAAGTTGAATTCCTTTTAATTCAGCTGGATCACACTTTGACATAATTGCATTTTGTCTTTCACCATCATCTTTTTGCTGCTGATCATTGACACTATCTTGAGCAGTTGAAGATCCAGTGTTTCCTTCTAATGGTTGACCTTTTGTTGATGGAATTGAATAATAAGAAACACCTTCACCAACAAATCCACTATGAGGTTCAAATGGTTTAAGTGGTATTGTCTGAGATAATTTTGTTTGATCGCTATTTCCTAAACAACCAATAATTACAGGATCTTCCCTATCAATTCCGTCACGATAAAATCCAATTACATATGTTCCTTTTCTTAAATTTGTGGTCTGATAACTTGCTGCGTGACCAGATCCTGATGTAACTGGATATATACACTCTGCCATATCCAGACGAGAATTATCAACATCTCCAATATCTCGTCCAAAAATACGTATTCTAAATCTCGATCCCCAACCTGGGATTCCTTCATTACTTTGCCACTTGTCTCTTAATTCATTATCTTTCCAAGTTGAATCGTCAACAATTTGCCCAAACCAAAAATACATTGGTTGGAGGGATGCGTTTTCTTGATTAAATAGAGTTGCTTGCATCAGTTTTCATATACTCTACATTCAAGAGCATCTGGGTGATTATTGCAAAATAATTCAAGTGGAGTTGGATCGTGGTCTTCATCTGGATGATTTATTTGATACTGCTCTAAAGCATCAAGTTCTTCTTCAATATGACGATGACGTTGAGAATTAATCTCAGTATTATCCAGTTCATCTCTAATGTAATTAATATGCTGCTGAATTGTTCTGCCCATTGGTTTAGATCAAAAAGGTTTTCTTCCTATAGATTCTCTCACCAAATTGAGTTTAGTGAAAGTTTTGTTTGTTGTTATCAAATGAGATAAATCTACTATCATATATAGACCTCCTTTTCTTTGGCTGACGGAGTTCATAGTTTTAGTTGTCATCTCAGGAAAATCACAATATACAAGATCTCCAGCTCTAAGTCCAAAGTCTCCAGGTATTGTCATAGACATTTTTTGAGTGAACAATTGATTATATCTCATTGCAGATTGACGAATAATCGCATCAATATCATAGTCATTTTCTTTTGATCTTTTCAACTGTTCTTTTAAATTGTTACCTGGAGGAAGAACTCCTTTCTTATCATATTTCACAACAATACGAGTTGATTTATCTTGAAGACCTAAATCTTTTGCAATTGTTGGGTGTTCTTTGCCACCCATTTTATCTTCATCTTCTTGATTTGTATGTGATGTTTCGTTTATTCTTGGTTTATTATCATAAAAATTTGTTGCTCTCAATTCTGTTCTAAACAAAGAACCAGTAACCAATGCTTGTTCTACATCAATTGCACTATCGTAAGCGTACTCCAGTATTTTAGCATCATATCCTTTGGGAAGATATGGAGTTCTTGTATAAATTAACCTTCTTTTATATTGTTGCTGAAACAACTTATCAATTGATTTAAATTTAAATCCATCTGCAGTTTCAAAGAACAAATAACCAGCACTTTTTCCAGTAGATCCTATAGGAATTGATCTTTTAGCCAACCAGGCACATTTATAAAATGGTTTTTCAGATCTACCAAGAAAACTAAACAAATTTTCAGTTTCATCAGCATCAATATTTTTAGGAGTTTTGAGTATTCTTTTCAATATTGATTCAATAGAATCTGAAATCTTTCCATCATATCTACTTGTTACTCTTGTCTCTACAAGTTCATTATCTAAACATTCTTTTGACCACAAATCGAGAGTATATGAGAGAACATTTTCTTGAATTACATCACGAATAACTTTAATACGTAATTGATAATCTTCAGATAACGTTAACTTTTGCCCATATCCATCTCGCATTTCTAAAGAAACTTTTTCGCCGCCAGTTAATTTTAAATCTTCCATTTCTAATACTGAAGAACCACTACCTTCGGTTCTATTTCCAGTATCAACTAATATTGCACTGACACGAATGGTATTATCTAAGATACTCTCATAATACTGAAGTTGTACACATCCAAGAGAAACATCCAAAGTCTTAACATCCAAAGTCTTCCTTTGATTTGAAGTAATCTCAAATTTGGATATATCACATTCTTTAGCGGCAGTATTGGTAGTTTGATATGTCATCCGATCAGCGTTGGTACTGTACTATTTACTCCAGGAAACTGAATGTTTGATGCTGGAGATGTTGAAGATGTTGTTTGAACTTCTTTTAACAGAATTTTTTCCATCAATACAAATGTAGTTCCTCCTTGCTCTGCATAAGAAGGAGTCATTGCAAGTTGATTTGCAGTATCCATGACCTTTGGTTGTGTCGATGCAACTTTAGCTGCAGGAGGTTTTAATGGTGTCGTTGCAGTTGCGGATTTTGTTTTCGTTTGTGTGGGTGGTCGATAACCACCAAGATATTCAAAGTGTACTGGATCATTTGGTATTGCCATATATTGCCAATCGTAGTTTGGACCATTTTTAACAAACCAATCATATCCCCGAGTTCCAGTTTGAATATCTAATGCAGTTCCTTCTCCATGTCTTGATGTTCCTGGTGCACCAGCACCCGAATAAATTCCTTGAAGTGCTTGCTGGTGTGCAATACTTCGATATGCACTAGTAATTAGAATCGTAACTCCTTCCTTTTCTGCTTGTGCTTTTGCTGCAAGGAAAGCTCTTGCTGCTTCATGTCTTAAGTATGCACCATTACCATACCAATCTTGATAATCAACTGTACCATACAAAGTTCCAACTCTAGTCAATTGTGATGGTTTTAATTTTCCATTTTCTCCAGTTAATGGAGTAGAAAGGGCAGTTACAGTTCCGGTGGTTGATGGTGATACTTGAGCAGTTTTTAATTTTCCTGCTCTAAATGCTCCAATTTGAGCACCAGCAGGTTCAAATCCAAATACATGTCCATGTCTTCTTTGCTCAGTATCATCAGCAAGGTGATTATTTGCCCTTTCAAAAGCAATTGCTCTAAAATTGTCTCTTGGTCCAACAAAATTTGCAGCGGAACGTTGCCGATTTGGATCAAGTAATGCTGCAGAAACTTGTTCTAATTGAGTTTGATTTCTTCCGCCTCCATATTTTTTAAGAAAATCAACTGCAGATTCTTTATCTTTAATAGAACTCCATGCACCAGGAGTTCCATAATCCCGAACTGGTTGAAATTGTCCTGGTTGAAAAATTACACCCCTAATGCTATTTGGCCATGAAGGAGATTCAACTCGATTGTAAATAGCCTGAGCAACATCAGCAGCACCTTGAGGATCTGAATTTTCTAATAATGTGGCAATAGCAAGTAACCAAAAATCTGGGCTAGAACTATCAACCTTTACAGCACCTGGTCCAGGAGCAGGTTCTTGTTGAACTGCTTTTGTTTTTAAAATTTCCAAAAATATTTTTGATAATCTTTCTTCGACATTGGTTTCAAAAAGTTTTGCTAAAGCAAATCCAATTTGTTCTGGACCAGATCTTTGTCTGGTAATTCCCCTAGTAATTGGCCCTCCACTAGCCATTGATGCAATTGTAGTTACAATATTATTGACTGTACTAGATGATTGGGAATCTATACTTGGCGCTATTAATGATGCTAAAGAATCACCAAATATTTGATAAATTCTTTTATCTGGTCTTTGTCCCATCGCAATGTCAACTGCAGCACCCATCAAAGGACCAATAAAAGGTATCTTACTCAAAGTTGATGATGTTGTCATTAATGTGTTTAATGGTCCGGGTTGACTTACATCCGAAGAATATGGAAATATTTTTTCAATTTGCTCTCTTCCACCAGTAATATCTTTTCCAGGATCACTAATTTGCCTATAAACAATTGGTGGGGTTTTTTTCGTCTCTATTTTTTGAATTTGTCTGGTAATTGGTTTAACACCAGTTCTTGTAACATTTCCCCCAGGAACCATTTTTCTAACATATCCACCATTAGCCTTTTGTGGAATTTGCGGTTTTGGTTGTGGTTGTGGTTTATACAGTCCTAAAGTCATGATCGAATTGATCATATCTTTAAAATTATTTGTAAATGTATCAAATGTTTTTTGTGCATCTTTTCCGCCAAGTTCATTTACTTTTTGGGAAAGATCATTCCTGAATTTATAACCACCTTCAATCATACCCGTAGTAATATCTATAGTTCCTTTAATGATATTACCAAAAGTATCCATTGCAGCAGGAAGTTGCTTCACGACTCCCATTAATGCAGGAAGATTATTGGAATAATTTGTAAAGAGATATCCTAAGAAAGTATATCCAATAAAATTTTGTATACTATCAAGAAAACCAGTTTTAGGTAAACCAGGAAGATTTAATTTCGAAACTTCTTTTGGTTGTTTTTTTTCCAACCCCCCTTCTTTCTTTTTTCGCTCTTCGCCTTCTTTTCTTATCTTCTTTTGCTTTTTGGTTTTTTCCTTTACTTTTTTAGTGGTGTTTATCAGTTTATCTACATTAATAAGTTTTTTCTTAATTTTAAAGTTTAGAAGACCATCAATTTTTTTATCATAAGCAGCAGCCATTCTTTCACCTGTGGAAAGTTTTGCTTGTGGTAATAACTTCTGAGGATTTATTGCCATGATTTTATGGTACTATTCCGTAAATCTGAGCATTTTCCATTCTCCGATTTCCTGGAGCAACTGCAGAAAATGATGGAATTTCAGAACCACTTGCTTTTCGAGTTGGTGATGAAGCATTTTCTATTGTTGGTGGAAGAGTAATAACATTCGGTTTTCCTTTTGATGATGGACCAGGTATTGGACCTTTATAATAACCTCGTTTGGATGCCTCTTGAAGAGTGCTGCTGCTGCCTGCTGCTTCTGGAAATAACATGTCACCAACTACAGGAGCGTTTAATACTCCCAGAGCTTTCCCTAATAATCTTGTCGCACCAAATGCGAGTGATTTCATCATAGTTGGTGTTGATTTTGTCAGCAAAGGCATTAATGATTGTGCTTTTGCTCCAGTATATTTTCCAGATAAAATTCCTTCAGCAATACTCAGTCCTCTGTTTGCTTGTTTTGATGAAACAACCGTGGCACCTCTTAAAGTTCTTGCTGTGTTAGGAACTAACATATCAAGTCTTGATCCTTTACCAGGCATAATTCCTTTTGCTAATCCAGCACCGCGATAAGTATCAGCAACCCACCCCTTAAGACTTCCATATACTCCTTTTCCAAGCATTCCAGTTTGTTCTCTAAATCCGGTAGAACGAATTGATTCTGCAGCACTAGAACTAGTTCCGTGCATAATCCTCATCAAATCGGCACCTCTTAGTCCTTTACCAACCATTCCACCATTTGCTGACAATTGAATATTATTTGCAAATTTTGGTTTATTTGCATTAGGACCACCAAACATTCCATTTAAATTAAGCAGGTTACCTGCACCAATTGCTTTTACAGCAGCACGATTCATTACAATTTCGCCTGGTTGTAATGCAGTTAATTGGGTGTCAGGACCCGCACCAGAAATTTTTAATCCGGTATTCTGATCAATAAACCCACCAGAAGCATACATTGCACCAGGAAGTGAAAATGGAAGAGAATCTTTAGGTCCTCCTGGTTTGTTTAATGCTTCCTTGCCAAAATATGCTCCTAATTTTTGATACCAAGGAGCTTCTTTAGATTTTAATGTTTCATCTAAGGTCTTTTCAGTTTTTCCAACTAGCGGTTTTACTCTTTCAATTTCTCTTTGCCTAGCAACATATCCCAAAACAGCTGCAGTAACTAATGGAACTCTAATTCCAATAAGTGCAGTCTGACCAATAATAGTTCTTATAAAAGATCCAAGGGGAGTAAAAAATAAACCAGCGGTGACAAGTAAAGCGGGCCAAAAATCTTTAATAAATTGACCTAATGCAGCAACTTTTTTTTTATTTTCTGGATTTGCCAACCAGGTCAGTGCTTCATTAATCCCTCTACCAAGAAAAGTATAAAACACATAATTAAAGATCGCATCAAATATTCCTCGGATTGGAGCAAATAGTTTTTTAGCTGCTGCTATAACTTTTTTTGTGCCTGCTTCTAAAGACTTTTCTTTTGTTTCTCTTTTTTTATTTTCTTCTTCTTTTCTATTTTCTTCTGCTCCTTTTCTATCTTCTTTACTCTGATCACTCAAGTTTTCTGAAATTGATTCAACGATCTTACCAATGCTTTCTAAAGATTTTACAATTGGAGCAGAACCAACTCCTCTTCCTGCAGGAAGAAGTTTTTGGCCCATTCTTCCAATAGATGTTATATTATTTACGTTGATTGATTTTGCTTTTGGTTTAAAACGACCAACCTTTCCTCTTACTCTTTTTCTTTCATTTGCAAGAACTGCTAGTTCTTCTTGTGGTAAAGTATCCCTTCCTTTAACTTGCGCTTCTCTTAGAAGAATAAGATATGTGTCATAATCCAAGTCAAAAGTTTCCTCAAGACCAACAAGTCTTAGAATCTTTGCATCAATAGTTTCTGTAACTAACTGGTCACGCATTTTGTTGCTGCTTGAGTCGTTCTTCGTCTAAATGCTGTTGTAGTAAGGCAACATAGATGTCTCGTTCCCAAGGCATCAAGTTTTCTATCTCAGTTAATGAATATTTATGATATTGAATCAGAGAAAAGTTAATCTTATAATATGATTCTAGGTCCATATGGACCAGGCCTATGCGAAAAAATTGGAAAGACCCTCCAAAACCACCTCACTTTCCACACCACTCTTTGGATTTTTAACCGTGACGGTATGAGACAGTTTAGGCATTGTTTCAAAGAATTTTTCAATTTGTTGAAACTGTGAGGCATTCATTTGATCAAGAAAATCTACCAATTCTTTCTTCGTCACATCAGCAGAACTCCAAACTTCATCTTCTTGGTAAATTTTATCAATGCAAGAAGCAACAAGATCAAATGATTGCTCCATTAAATTTGAACCAGTAAAATCAAAGTTTGATTTAATAAACTGATCCAATGATGGATATTTCAGTTCCATCATAATTGAATCATCTACTTTGATCTGTTTGTTGTGATTCGCATTCTTAACGATTTTAATATCATCAACAGAAATTGTCACTGGGACACTAATATCTTCGTCATCTGGACAAATAACATTAACTTCAATTTCTTCCCCCACAGATTTACCACGAATATTTAAGAAAAGATATTCAATATCAAATGTAGGAAGATTTTCAATCTTAATTCCTTTTGAGAGAATGCAGTTCTTAATAACTGTTTTGATTGCAGTTGTAATTTGCTTCATGTCCTCAGATTCTAATGCGAGAACAAGAAGTTTTTCTTCTCTAACTAAAAATGGTCTGTATTGAATCGTTTCTTCAGTTGATGGCAAATCCAACTCATATGTTGGTGTAGAAATTTTAGGTAAAGGCATTGTATATTATGATATATGTGAGTATTTATCAACCAATGGGGGAGGTTGAAGTAAATGCAGTTGGTAAATCGGACAATCCTAAAGTATTATCATTTAAAACAGTTGGACTGGAATTATTAATTAACTGTTGTATCCAATATCTACTATAAGTAAATGATATTGTACATTTTAACAACTGAGATTGGTCATAGGATATTGGCATTGAATTGATGCTAATCGGATATGCATTAATAAAATTATACTCCAATGCAGATCCAGATCCAGGAGATTTAAACTTGGATTGATCTAAATCAAAATCTCGTTCAAATTTTGTAATGCTCATCGAATCTGCATAATAATTTTGTGGAAAATTAACTCGATAATTATACGTCTTTTTAGTAATAGATTTCCCACCTTCACCATATTTCTCGTTTACAACATAACTAATCCAAGATTCAAAAAATTTAATGACATAATATTTTTCAGCATCAACATAAAAAGTAAAATCTGTACGATCATCATATGATCTACGATATGCATGTCTCTCAGTCACTCCAGTATAATCATTATTAATTTCATGAGTCATTACCGAACTTCCTGGCAATGAAGCTTCTGAACATGCTAATGATAAAAAATCGTAACGATTTGATGGATCGTTGCTAGTAAATAATTGGTTTAATCTACCATCCAAAAATCCAGTTTTGGGTGGTTGAAAATAGCAAAGAAAATGTGAAGTCAGAGCAGGTCGAAGCAACTTACTCTTAATTTCGGACATTTTGACCGTATTTATGGGTGCTCCTGCCATTTATAAATATTTTACCGGACATATTATGTATATGGGTAATGGCAGAAAGTATTAAAAGTCACTATCAACCAACATATCCCAATAAGTATCAAGGTGACCCCAATAATATTATTTGCAGGAGTAGTTGGGAAAGAGTGTTTTGTCGTTGGTGCGATTTGAATGAAAATATCATAGCATGGGGATCGGAAGAAATTCGTATCAAATATTATGATCCAGTGAGAAAGAAGATTAGAACTTACTTTCCAGATTTTATTATTAAAGTCAAGGAAAGTACTGGACAAATTAAAAAATATATTATCGAGATTAAACCCAAAAAACAAACTGAACCACCAAAATCAAAGTCAAGATCAACAAAATCTTATATCCATGAAGTATACACTTATGCGACAAATCAAGCAAAGTGGGAAGCCGCAGAAGAATATTGTAAGGACCGCAGGATTGAGTTCAAGATCATCACTGAACACGAACTTGGAATCAAGTAATGGCATCTTCAAGAGTTAAAAGACTTCAGCAGAAATTAGATGGTTCTGAAGATGCAGAACTCATCATGATGAATATTCTTGAAATTTTTACGGAATCTGAATTTATTCCTGACGTGGGTAAATACTATACTTTTGCATATTTACCAAAAACTTCAGATATTACTTATGATGAACATCCCCTGGTTGCTGTGACTGCTGTAGAAAGATGGGGATTTAAAGGAATAAACTTTCATTGGGGAGCGTCTAGAAATTATACCTGGCAAGAAGTTGCTGGCAAAATGCACATAATAAAACCTAATGAGATTGATTATCTTCGTTCTTTGCGTTATGAAAAAATCATCACTAAATAGGTAAAAAACCATCTAATGTCTACAAAACTGCAAGAAATATATTCAAATGGAACTGGTCCCAAGTTAAATGGAACTCAGTTGTTTTTTAGGACTATAACAAAATATAATGTAGATAATAACGGAAAAGTTATTAATTCAAGGATCTTTGTTTATTATAGTGCAAAAGCTTTTGCTAGATCCAATACGGGTGCAGGTTGGAAATCTGGAGACATAGATGGACAGGGATTTTACATTGGTGGTTATACTCTTGCTGCTGACTCAGTTGACAAGGGAAAAACGTTTACACCAAAAAATTACACTCAAGAGGATGCTGATAGTGGCACCATTCCGCCCGGAAAAAATATTGGAGATCCAGTTTTAAGTCCCCAAGCAATGGCATCGCTGAATGCTCCAAAAGGAGTATTAAATCAAGAAATTAATAATTCTGTTATTAATACTGCGGTTAAAATAAAATCGGGATTAGCTGCGCAATTATCTGCAAAATTAAAAAATACTCCACCAGATCCAAGCAAAACACCAACTGGGACTCAACCCCCTGCTGGTGGTGCGGCACCACCTGCAAAACCACTTAAAATTTCAACAGAAGCAAAAACCACACAAAATGCGGGGAGTTACAATCCATCTGGTCTTCAAGCTTGGATATATCCAGAAGATTTGGGTAACAACGATCAGGATTATATCGAATTTCAAATGATTGAGTATGGTGGATTAACTGAAATTGGCAAAAGAAATTTTGGTACAAATAACGATGGTACGACTAAAATTCTTGGGAGAGTATATTTGCCAATTCAACCAACAATTTCTGACCTCAATACAGTTGATTGGCAAAACGATACAATCAATCCTTTGCAAGCAATGGGAGCAGAAGTTTCATCATCATTAGCATCCATCAGAAATTCGGATGTCAAAGGTGCTATGGATACTATTTTTAGGAGTTTAAATGATGATTCAGTAAGAAAGTACTTAACACTATGGGCAGCAGGAAAAGCTGTCGGAACTAACATTTTCTCAAGATTTTCTGGTGCTGTTGTTAACCCAAACTTAGAGTTACTCTTTAATGGTCCACAATTAAGACCTTTTAACTTTAATTTTAAATTATCTCCAAGAAGCGATCCTGAAGCAAAAACAGTTAAAGGGATTATTAGATTTTTTAAACAAGGAATGGCAGTTCGAAAAACAGAACAAGAATTATTCTTAAAGGCACCAAATGTTTTTAAGATAATATATAGAAATGGTAAAAACAAAGAGCATACATCAATCAATAAAATCAAAATCTGTGCATTACAACAATGTTCTGTTGATTATACTCCAGATGGCTCATATGCAACGTTTTCTGATAAAGAATCTACAATGACGCAGTATGGGTTGACTTTACAGTTTAGTGAACTTGAACCAATCTTTAATGAAGATTATGTTGATTCTCAATCAGTAATCGGTTACTAAAAATGTCAAAACCATATTTTAGACAAGTTCCCAATTTAGAATATATTAGTCGTAACAAAGATGAACAGTACATCTCAAACTATGATAACGTAAAAAATCTTTTTAAAAGAGGAAAGATTCGTGAAGATATTTTTGGCAATCTTTCATTTTTTACCAAGTATCAAATTATTGGTGAGGAAAGACCTGATAATATTGCTTATAAATTTTATAAAGAATCATCCTTAGATTGGGTAGTTCTTTTATCAAACAATATTTTGAATATTCAAACAGAATGGCCAATGACGCAACTTACATTTGACAAGTATCTATTAGAAAAATATACAGATTATAATACATTATATAATGGAGTCCATCACTATGAGACAGAAGAAATCCTGAATGTGCAAGGACTTGTAATTATACCAAAAGGAACTTATGTTGATTATGGATACTCAATCACTTATTATGATTCTGGATTGGGACAAGAAGTTACAAAATCAAATCTTGGAATACCAGTAACCAATTATGATTATGAGAATCAAATTCAAGCAGATAAGAGAAATATTTTTGTATTAAAACCAATTTATTTAAATGTACTGTTCAACGACTTAGATAATATTATGCCATACAAAAAAGGTGGAGATCAATATGTGAACTCCACCTTGAAGAAAGGTGATAATATTAGATTATTTGAATAATCACTCGTCAACCAGTTTCTGGAAATACTTCATCGCATCATCTTCATCCTCATCGACAGTAACTTGTGGACTAGGAAGAGAGGGTACAGACTTACTCTTCTGATAAGATACTTCCAGTTCCTCCATTATCTTATCTTCTTTAGAAGGAGTCTGAGCATATGATTCATACTCATCTTCTTGCTCAGCAACAGCACGAGCTGCATTTTTTTGACCAAGAACGCTCTTCAGACGCTTTTCCAGATCTTCGTAGGACTTGAATTGATCAGGAGCAACTACGGCAGCAAGAGAGTACTCTTTCTTCCAGATTGCTTCCATTGCATCATCATCATCAAGAAGAGGAGCAAGACGATCAAACTCAGACTTATCATAGTTCCAATAACCATCCTTCTTCACAATCTTCAGTTTGAAGTTTGCACCACCCCAGAAGTCAAAAGGATTGATTGGTTCTTCATCTTCAAATTCTGGTTGCATTGCATTTAGAATCTTGTCGAAGATCTTCTTACCAAACTTAAACAGGAACACTTTACCTTCATTCTGAGGGTTAGTAGGATCCTTTACCACATAAATGTTAGAGTAGTAAGACAGTTTACGTTTCTGCTTACGAACAGTTTCTTTATTTGCTTCAGTACCAGTATTCCACAGTTCGCGGTTGTACTCACCAAGAGGATCCTTACCACCAATGGTAGTCAGAGAATTCTCAATATACCAACCACCAGTACCTTGGAATGCATGGGAATACATCTTCACCCAAGGAAGATCCTCACCATCAGGTGCAGGAAGGAAACGAATCACTGCAGAACCAACACCTGTTTTGTCCATTTCTGGTTTCCAGAAACGTTCATCAACACCATTGGAACCAGTGCTCATTTTCTCAACTTCTTTTACAAGTTTTTCGGTGAGAGAACCAAGTTTAGATTGTTTTTTAAGATTAGCAAAAGACATGTATACCTCGAATAAATTGGATTTGGCCTTTGTGTACTACGTTATTCTAATCCTTCAGATCAGTTTTGTCAATCTGTTGACGCATCACATCAATCAATTTTGACATATTACCAAAAATGACATTCATATCAACATTTGCGTCAAGACCCATCATTTCTGCAGATTCCGAAATTCTTTTTTTCATAGATTTTGCTTCTGGATCATCAGACAGACTCAGACGAGTATAAAGAATTTGCTGTTTGTTCAACAATTTTTGAAGCAAATCAACATGCTTGATTTTATCATCCTTCGTCATCTTGAAGAATTGAAATACGTTATGATAAATTTCCTCCTGAAGTTTGGAAATTTTAGTCATCTCAGCACGGACGACTTCGGATTCAAAAAAACTCATTGGTCTCCCACAACAATTTCTTTCAAAATTTTGCGATAACGCAGTACATCAATATTTAGAAAGGGAGAATACTTTTTCATTTTCAGACTGACAATCTCCCAAATCGGGTCTTTTAACTTTTTATCAAAGTTCTTCCCGAACAGGAATATTCTATCACAGATTACCAAAGTTTCCAGGCTAATCTTCCCGCTCAGGAAACTTTTTAATATTTTTGGATGACCAGTTTTACATTCAAAAACTTCTTGAAATTTGTTTTCAGAAAACAAATTTTCAGTTTCTTCTTTAAAAACATAACTCAACGACTGAATCTTTTTTTGCCATTCTGTATAATTTCGATCACCATCACGAATAATATTTCCAATCCACAAATTAGTAGGATCAGAGGCCATAACAAAATTGCTAATAAAAAAGTCCTCAATTTCTTTATCAGTTTTATTGCGGGATAGTTTTTCAAACCAGAATCGGTCTTTTCGTTTGTAAAAAGACTGGACACTCGCTTTGATTTTTCCACAATACTTTTGATAATCATAATTAGGTTGAGTAAAGTGATTCTTCAGCGCAATATAGGTTTTATAGGTATCAAAAGGCATCATTCTAAAAAAAGTAATACGCGAAAATTTTTGCTGGAGTTTTTTTCGACCAAAAATGGAATTAAAAGTTGATTTTGCTGGATGTCAAAGTAGATACTGTGGTATAAATGGTAAGTTATTACGAGTCCACTCTAACAATTCACGAATAGTATGGTTATTATAACATACTTCATCAGAAATAATACCACAATCATTTTCAACACGCATAGCATTATCCATATTTGGTTGAACTTTTGAAAGTTCAATTTCATTATGATTCATTCCAATAGATTTAACATGAATATCTGCTAATTCAATATTATTTACTTTTTCTATTTCAAAATAATCACAAACAAAATCCAAAGTATCTTTTTTATTGGATAAAAATTCGTTGGTATTGATCCACGAAATGTCAGGACACTCAGATATCCACATAATTCTGTTAGCCCATAGAAAAATATTCATTTTGTCTATGGTATCAAACTCAATGTTTTTTAAACTTGGGTGAATATTTTTGCGAAAATATGGATAATAATCACTATCAATATAACCCATTCTTCGCTCAGGAAGAATTTTAAAAAGATGTTGCTTTAATTGCCGATATAAAAATATTTTTTTTCCATTTGACTTGGAAGCAAAGTGACATAATGCACTAGGTAATTTTATAGTGGAATTATCATATTGACCAATATGTTTAAAAAAATCAATATTATGTTTAATTATTTGATGAGTCCAAAATGGTTCTGAATATGCTTTGGTAACTTCTTTTAACAAAGAAATTAACAATGTAGATCCACAATGAGAAGTGTGATAGATTTGATTAATCATTTTTACCATGAAGTGTATATGCAAATTGTGTCATACAATATCTACCATATCCGGAAAAATAATCATTATCTGATATTTTTATTTCTCTGACACCATGATAAAAATATGATGGTGTAATAATACAAAGATTATTGTCACACGGTATTTGGTAGTTAAAATCTGGAAAATAAAGTTCTCCTCCAGAAAATTTCTTCGGAGTTTTGTTGAAATATGTGCAAGCTAATACATCAAATCCTGTATCTGCATGTGGTAAATAAGATTCCCCGTCATGATAATATCTGATTTTTGTAATATCATGATTTGCTCTTTCAAATTTTATATGATGTGGGCTTAATTTACCATAAATTTGTTTATAATTAAATAGTTTTCGATTTACATTTAAAATGTTTGATGTATTTCTGTCAAAATAAACATTGTCCAATTGAACTCCCAGGGCTGTTGTGTACGGATCTCCCTGTTTTATACCTGCTACTCCATAATCTTTAGGATTTAGTAATTTTCCTGGTTTAGTTAAAAAGTTAAGTTCTTCCCAGATCAATTCAAGTTCTTGATCATCATACATATTCTCCACAATTAAATGTGGAAAAGGTTCTTTTAATTCATGAATAATTGACATCAGAATACCAACTTCGCTCTTGAACTACGTTTTAGAAAGTTTAACTGCATGGCCTCATACTTAATCTTTTCTTTCAGTGGTTTTGAAATTAATTTGGGGACACTTTCCAAATCAATAGTATTTTTTTCACAAAAATAAACAATAGCATCAATATAATTCATGTTCAAATCGCTATGTACGAGACTCTCAATTTCTTGAGCAAATTTTGCTGAACAGAAAAACTTATCTTCGAATACTTTTTCAAGTTCATTCTGCATTGGATTTAAAAGATTAATGTACATTTATGCCATAAGTTTTTATCATCATAATACATAATAAACTATTTGTCAAGAATTTTTAATTTATCTGCGACAAATTTTTTAATATATTGAGTTAACAGACGAAGATATTTTTCTTTGTCCCTTTCTTCGTAGATTACACATTCTCCAGTTTCACATGTCATGATGATCACGAACTTTTTAACTGACAATCCAGTTAATTCGTGAAGCATACATGCGTATGCACAACACTGAACAAAGTAATGTTCGATCCACTCTTTTGGTTTTGGTTTTTTTGATGTTTTAAAATCGATAACTGATAGTTCACCATCATGTTCAGCTATGCAATCAACGGTTCCGGCAATACCCAAATATTTACTGTAAAGAGAACCTTCTAGCGCATAAATGTTATTTATGCGCTTTAATTCGGGAATTGCAACCTGAAATAACATCTCAGAAATTGGAAGAACATCTGAGTTGCAGTCCATATTACGAAGATACTGCTCAATCAAAGTATGAGTATCAGTTCCTCTTGATGTGGCTTTGCGAGTAATTTTATCTGCTTCTGCATCACCAATTCTTCTTCTCCAAGAAGCAAAAAATTCTTTATTAAAATGACTGATGACAGAAGTGATAGAGACTAATTTAATTGAGTCAGTCTCACCAGGAACACTATAATATCTTACTCCGTCAATTGTGTCTCTCTTCAATCTTGGGAGATCAACATCTACATGATTAAATTTCATCATAACCCAAGTTCAGATTTAGCAACAAGATATTCTTTACAAAGACCAGATCTCACAATGTCTTCTAATCCGAATTCAACCAATTCAAAAGATGGCATTTGATGCAAAATACGCATAAAATCAATGATACCATTCTTCTCATTTGTTTTGACTAAATCACTTTGAGTTGCATCTCCACAGAACATAATCTTTGTATTCTCACCTACACGAGTAATAATACTATCCAATTCGTGAAAATTCAAGTTTTGAAATTCGTCAACGATAATAACAGCATTATCAAGAGTTGTACCACGAATAAATGATGTACTCCAGAAACTAATTGTACCCTGATTTTTTAGATTACCATATAGCATTTCAAAATCAGATTCTGTTTGCATTTGAAACATGTATTTGACCATGTTCTTATATGGAATCTGATAGAGAGAAGACTTATCTTCATGATCGCCAGGAAGAAATCCAATCTCACGAGTAGCAACAAGAGATCTTACAATATAAATTTTTTCGTAAGGAGATTTTTCATTTAGGACATCCTGAAGTGCATTATATAATGTGATAAAAGTTTTACCAGTTCCTGCAGCTCCATAAGCAACAATATTTGCACCTTTATTATAAGCATCAAATAAAAGTTCTTGGTTGTCCGTTAATGGATCAATATTTCGAATATAATCAATATTGATTGGTTTTTTTCTTTTCATGACTCGGTTACTCATTCCAAAAGGGACAGGACTTGTTCCAATATCCGATGATTTTTTTCTTGTCATAATTAACTAAATGGTTTAATTTTTGCACCAGGCATTTTAGATGCCTTCCTTAATACATCATTCCATCCTGGATTTTTTTGAATGAGTTTGTCTGTCCATTCACCCACTTCCCCAAATCCAGCACAACCTTGAGACCAATCTTTTTCCCAATCTTGGTTGTCTTTTTTCCATTTATCATAATCAATCATTGACATGTAGAGTTCATTTGTCTCACCGGTTTTTGAATTCTTTACTGGATAAGTTGGCATAATATCAATTAATATGTAATGGTATTTATTCGAGAGTAATAGAAGGTGCATCTCCACACTCAGGGCAATCTTCACGAGTCCAACCAAGTGCTTCTGATACAGCAGGAAACTCACAAGTAAAGATACAACGAATTGCTTTTGCAATATCCATATGTTCTTTTTGAGTTCCATGAGCCGAACGCAGATTAATATAATGAATCCAAGAACGACAGGAGCCCGTCATATAGATGCGTGTGGGAGTTGCCAATGGGAGTACAAAACGAGCGCACTCCTTTGCTACCCCCTGACCTAGAAGATAATTGTAGACATCCTGAGCGTCCCTGAAGAGGTCTTGAACCATCTTATTCATCACAAATACTCTTTCCTCATCCAGGTCATCAATCGAGTTCTGGCGGTTCTTGGTGTCCTGTCTACGCAGTTCTGGAACGGGAATATCTTCCCCTAGAAGATTTGTGTCTGCGTATCGTTGCGAAAATTCTTGAAATGTAAATGAGCGGTGGCGAAGGATCTGGGCCGCTATACCACGATTCGTTTCAATCTCAAGAGTCATAGAAGACTGCTCAAACACAGACCAATGATTATGCTTAATACAATAAGCAAGTAACTTGGTATAGTTTTCGTTGTCTTGATTTGCAGGATTAGAAACTCGCGCAATATATGCCATTGTTTTTTCGGCATCGGGCGTAATCGAAATAAGTTTTATTGTCATTTAATTAAACTCCGTAATCATCATTATCTTCAAATACCTCATCATAATCTGAAAGATATGGTGTCATCTTATCACAATTCAAATAATTTTCAGTATTTGAATAGACTTCATTTTTTAAAGAATTAACAAGCAATTCTAAGTTTTGAACAATTAATTTTAGTTTTTCTTTGTCCATATGATAGTGTTATCTCCAGTTATTTTATCACAAAAAAAAGAAGGTGTAAACCCTCCAGTCCCATTCATCAAACACAAAATACCGTTGTAGTCAGTCATCAGTATTTTTCCAAACCATAAATACCATTCTTCTCAAGAATAGCAGAACAAGTATCAACAAAATCACCGCAACACATATAAGTCATCTTACCAAACTGACGAATGTTTGCATGATGAATGTGCCCGCAGATAATCCCACTATACTTCTTATCTTGTTGAACGCAATACCCAATAATATCATTCTCATACTTATCAATATAACTCTTTCCTCTTACACTATTTTTGAGGAAATACACCAAAGAAAACCGAAAAAACCTTTCCAACCAAATACTCAAAGGTGTGATAAGTTCATAACCTTTATTGAACATCAGTTGCTTCCAAGAGCCAGAAGAGAACTCTGAGTGCTTATCTCCGTGAGTGCAGAGATACTTATTCCCAACACTATCCTTATGAACGTATTCATCACACACCATAAAGTTCTTGTGCTCAAAGGTACAATACCTTCTGATAGCACCTTCGTGATTACCAAGAACATAAACAACTTCTGTGCCTTTCTTACACAAATCTAAAAGTGCATGAACACATTCGGTGTGCTCTCTTTTCCATCTGGTATTGTATTTCTCCATACAATAGATGTCTATGATGTCTCCCACCATCACAAGTTTCTTAGTTTTGAGTTCTTTGAGAAACTTCAGAAACTTTTCGGTATTGCATCTATCAGTTCCTAAATGAACATCAGAAATAAAAACAGTATTGTGAGTCATTTTAAACTCTCCAATACTTGAACAATAAATTTAATAGAGTTAGCATATTCCCTACCATCCATTCCACCCCGAACAAGATACCAAACTTCTTGAAGTCCCGCTTCAACACGTTCTTCTCTAGTCATTTCATTAAGAGTTTTGTATGCTGGTTCTTTAGTAACTGTTACTTCTTCTTCTCGTTTTGTTGCTTCTTCAAGCATTTCTTCGTGTGTCATAAATCCATCAGTCATCTTTCAATATATGATAAAGTATGATTTGTTGAGTGTAGTTGCTCAATAATTATATCACATCCAATCTTCGGATCACAATCTCCACAAGTATAAACATCTACTGCTGCTTTGCCAGATTCTGGCCAAGTATGAATACTGATATGACTTTCTGATAGCAAACAGATTACAGTGACTCCTTGAGGATCAAACTTTTTTGATATAGTTTGAATCACTGTTGCACCACTAGCGGTCGCAGCATGTTCTAATAAATCTATAAGACATTTTTCATCGTTCAAAAGAACAAATGAACATCCATATAAAGTTAAAAAATAATGCTTACCCATCTTCATCAAGTTCTTTTAATAAATTTTTAATACGATTTTCTGTTCCGTCAATTGTTTTAATCTTAAAGATATTTGATTTTTGATATTTTTTGAGTTTTTTATAAACCTTTAAAATTTCTTGAAGTTCATCTTTATTGATAGATACTTCAAGTTTTTCTTCACTGAATCCTGCGCTCATTTCTTTTTTTTCTCAGTTTTAGATTTCCAAAAGTTTGAATTCACTTTTCCCTCTGTCCATGATATATCCTTTAAACCTTCACGATATTTATCCCAATACGCATCGAAGGGATCAACTTTTTTATTACAAATTACAATATCATAAAAGGTTTCTTCATCAGAGATATAAGTAACAAGATACGAATTTAGAGGCAATGATTTATCGTTTGCTTTTGATTTTTCACATTTCTGATGAAGAACATAATGCATTAGGAACGCCCACCCCAAGTAATATCTGGATAAGATTCTTTAACAAGATCAATACTAATATCATACTTATCAGTAAGTTTCTTATCCTTTACAAGGCAGAGAATCTCAGCTTCATCTGGATACAAACCCTCTAAAATTTGTATGAAAATACTTTCTCTGCGGATAGTTGGAAGAGTATCATTTCCACCTTTTACAAAATTATAAAAATGTTTGAACTCACGTCTTAAAGAAGAGTGATCAGTTCCCAATGGATTTTCGTTCGGTTTAAATGGCACTTCTCCAGGAGGGAGAACAGTGATAACTGAGTCATCAAAGTTCCAAATGAATAGCGATTTTAACGCATCATTTTTATACTCTTTCAGAACTTCAACTTTTTTTTCATTTGTTTTTTGGTTTGCAGCAAGATCTAAGATCTCGTGCATAAAGGGATTTGGGGGAAGTTTAGTAGTAGTTTCTATTGAATTACTCGTCTTCCTCGTCTTCGTCGTAGTCATAATTGTTTTCAAATCTAACAGCTAAAATTTCGTCGGGAATGATGTTTCCATTTGAGTCAAACATCTCTGGATGCATATACACTGGAGATGTTTGATAAAAATGTTCTTTGGCCATCCATCCTATTACACCACCAACAAAAAAGAACATAATTGAAACTAATGTGCCGATGGTAAGTGTTACTGCTAACATTTTAGTTCTCCAGAGAGTTTATATTTTCCTAATGTCGAAGTTAAATTCGATAAAGAAATGAAACTCTCTTTTGAAAAAAGAGATCATTTTACCAAACTTTACTTGAAAAGTTTTTGGTTTTGATACTCTCCCCCTTCTATTGCGTAGTAGTAACTCAACTCCCCGATTTATTTGGGGTTCATTTCTATTTAGTTTCTTTTTTTCGGCGCCCACGTCTCTTGTCATGATTATATTTCCAGGCATCTTCTAAAATACCATAAAGATATTCTTTGATTTTTCTTGCTATTGGTTTTGGAATATGACCATAAGCTTCGCGCAATTGTTTATGTTCTTGATCTGCACCACCCTCAAGATATACATTAAGATCATCTACAATTTCAGAGAGTTGTCTAGCAGTCGCACTTTCAATAAATGCTTCTACTTCTATTTTTTTAGATCCGCGAATTTTAAGATAATCATAAAATTTCATTACAAATCGACCATTAAAAGCATAATCAATTGCTTTCTCTACATCAAAATAAATTTCTTGAAGGTTGTTTTCCATTAAACCAAATTCTGTTCCTTCAGATACTTAACGGTATCGGTACATCCACCAATATGCTGTTCATTAACAATCACTTGTGGGAAGGTAGAACCTTCTCCAAATTCTGTATAGAATTCTTCTCTTGTAAAATCAGTATTCAATTTGTAGACAACGCATTGTAACTCAGCCAATTGTAGCACCTGCTCCACTTTTGTGCAATATGGGCAACCGTCTTTTGAATAAATTGTAAACTTCATAATACTAGCTTGCATTGTTTTTTCTAGGTCTATAGGCATAAAGATTTTCAGGCTTTTCGGGTTTCATCCACTCGTATAATTTATAAAGTTTTTCTTCTTCAAAAAAATCTTGTGAGCAATACCAGTCTTCCCAAAAAGTATGCCCTTTAGATTGATTACAAGAATGACAGCAGGCAACTACATTCGTTTTAATATCTAAACCACCTTTACATTGAGGTATAACGTGGTCTAGTGTAATGTCTTCTTTTGATTCGCAATAAGCACACTCGTGATTCCAGGCATCTTTTATATTTTGTCTCCATAATCGTTTTGCTCCCGATTTATTTGTTGCCTGAAGATTAAACAGATAGTCCTTAGGCGAATGCAGAGGAACCATAAGTAGTTGCAACTTATGAATATTTATTCTTAGTTTTCATAACTTTTATCAACTCGTTATTATCTATATTCAAAATCACATGCAAGTACGTATCTTTTAGAATTTGATTGAATTTTTCCTGGTCTATGAATCAA